TTTTAATATAACTCAAAAAATAAAAGATTATAAGTTTGATAATACTATTATTACTGATGGTTATGCAACTTCTTTAAGATTTATTCATAATGATTATATCGAAGGTGAAAAGATTAAAAAAGAAAAGATGAAGAAAGGGCGAAAAGATGCAAGAGAAATGACAACAGAAGATAAGGAAAAAAAGAAATTGGATAAAAAAATATTACAAGATGAAAAGAAAGAGTTAAATAAATTAAAACAAAAGGATAAACCTAAAAAGATTGAAAAAATACAAGAGTTTCCCTATATTGATGATGTTGAAAAAGTAGATTTAGAAGGAAAACATATTTTTATTGATCCTGGTAAAAGAAGTTTATTTACTATGATGGATGACGATGGTAAGTTTTACTCTTATACTAACAAACAAAGAGTAAATGAAACCAAAAGACTAAAATATCAAAACATTCTTAAAAAATATAGAGATGAATTAGAAATTACATCAAAAGAAAATGAATTATCAGCATATAATTCTAAAAGTTGTAATATAAATAAATATAGAGAATTTATAACTAAAAAAATAAACACTAATGAAGTATTATATAAATTATATCAAAATAATAAGTTTAGACAATATAAATGGTATGCTTTTATAAATAAAAAACGAACAGAAGATAATATGCTTAATAAGATTAAAAAGACATATACAAAAGATAGTATTATTATAATTGGTGATTGGAGTATAGGTAAGCAAATGAAAAACTTTATTTCTACACCCAATCTATCATTAAAAAGAAAATTACAAGAGTGTTTTAAGGTTTATAACATAGATGAATATAGAACTTCGTGTCTAAATTACAAGACAGAAGAATTAAGTAAAAACCTTTATCTGCCAGATAAAACAAATAAAGAGCGAAAGATGCATTCTATCCTAACATATAAAATGGAAAATAAAAGGAATGGTTGCATTAATCGTGATAAAAATGGTTGTAAAAATATTCAAAAAGTTTTTAACTATTATATAGAATATGATGAACGACCAGAAAGATATAAGAGAGGAGTTGATTTACAAAAACTACAAACCGCAATAGTGCTGTCAAATTGTAGTTAGTCGCTTAAATGCGATCATTTACACCGATAGAAAAAAATGAATAACAAAATTATTATATTTTTATAATAGTCTTGTCTCATTTTTCTTTTCGGTTGGTGTAATATTTTACATAATTGACTTTTATGATTTTATAAAGCAGATAATATATATGAATATAGAATTTATAGAGAATATTAGTGATATATTTAATTTATCCCCAGAGAAAATAAAAGAAAGGGAAAAATTAATTGACATACTTAACTTTCATAATAATCACAGATATATAGAAAATTTAATATTTGATATAGAAAATAAATGTGTCATAACATACATAGATTGATAATACATTTGTTCTAAAAAATAAATAGAATAATAAAAATTGATTAAACATTATTTGTAGTATCAGCACGGTATACCTCTGTATACTGTGGAGGATATACCACAGTAAATTCAATCGAATAGAAAAAGCAATCCACGTTTGTTCGAATAAGTATCAGCTCAACAACTGCTCAACAACTACTTTGCAAAAATGGAAAATACTTGCAAGAATGCCGATAATACTGAATTTATCAAGCATACCACACCAAATATGAAGTTCTCCGCGTATCATGTTCATCATAACAGGGAACCTTTCTATACATTATTCATCTTAAAAGGAGATGTAATTTATATTGAAATGATAAATGAAGAAACACATAGGAATAAATATACTAATGAGATTGTTATGCTTTTTGAGGATATGTTGAAAAATGAACATCTGAAAAAATATTATGATATGTCTGTTATGTTAGTAAATGATACTAATAGCGTATATTATGATTGGGAAGGGAGACTAACAAGCTCTCTAATACAAACTTATGATACTGAAAGCGAAAATGAAGAAGAAGAAGTAATACCAATTAGGCATTGGTGTATAAGCTCAAAACGTAATTGGAAAAATATGCGTATATCTAAAGCATATGATTACAATTGCTACTATAATATCAACCCATTCACATTTGAGTTTAATGTGGATACAGAAAAAAATATTGCAAGTTTTATGGGAAGTATTAATGCATTTGCGAAATATCATAGCGTATGTCGCTTTATTGAAGAAGAAATAACTAATAATTATAAGCTTCGAAAAGAAGCAGAAGAAGGTGTCAAAGTTCCTTTTGTGTACTGTACAGACCTCAACCCTAAATGATTAAATTAAAAAGCATTTGTGATGCAATGTAATTTAGTATAAATATAATGTAATTTATATATTTTTTATTATTTGTTTTTTTTAAAAAAAATGCCTTTCGGATAATCTTAATGGTGCGTTAGCTTTTAGTAATTGTAATGGAGGATTTACAATTGGCAAATCTGTTTTATTAGGTTTTATACTGTAATCATATATTTCGTTATTACTATCATTATCATTAGTACCCTTTAAGTTTGTATTGTATATTTCTTCTAATCCCTGTTCATATTTGTTTTGATAAGGGTTCCCAAGTTTATTATCATCAATAATAATATCTTTGTTAAAATCTATATTATCTATATTATAAGTATAATTATTTATATTTTTTGTTGTTTTATATGATGTATATTCTTTGTATATTCTATTATGGTCATCGTCAATATTATCTTTTTTAATGCAACGAATAGTATTAACATTATTCTTTGCATTATTTGCATTCGTTGTACTTACATTATTAATAAGTTTCACATTTAATTCTTGTTGTTGTTGTATATTGAAATATAATACTATTATTATTATTCCTATAAAAGCAAAAAATACAAGATAATATCCTTCATATTTCATAATAAATATTTAATTCTTTTACTATATTATAATATTATTATAATATTCATCTTCAATCATCTTCAATCATCTTCAATAAACATCATTTTCTTTTTATTAATTGTGTCAGTATCTTCATTATTATCTTCATTATTATTATCTTCTTCGCATTCTATTTTCTCATTATCAATATAATAGGATACTTTGTATTTATTGCTATTGTAGAACTTCAATCTCGAAGTGCCTTTCCTTTTGAAAATAGAGAATTCATCAAGAATATCAATGCATAATGGAATATATTTTCGTTTTTCAGGAACTTCTCGAAGAATACGCCCAATCGATTGCTGAATATCTGAAATTGGACTTGCGAATATTATGGTATTTAAGGAAGGTACATTGAAACCTTCAGCCGCCAATTGATATGTTGCGAGGATTATTTGTTTTTCTGCGGATTTTGCAAGGTCATCTTGTTTCATACCTCCAACATAATATCCATAACTACCATTTGCAATATTATGTTCAATAATAAATTTCTCAAAATCTTTTAATTGATTTCTACGTTCGCTTAAAATAAGGACACGTCTTTCAGGTTCTTCTTTCAAAATATTTATTAATACTGAAATTATATATTCAGTTCTTGGAATAAATGAGCAAATATTATTAATCATTCCAGCGCCATTTTCTTTCCCATTCCACATAAGTTTAACTGTCGAATAATCAATATGTGTTTCAAAATATTTATGGACTTGAACATTAACATCGCAGAATTCCTTGTTTTTCAAAGTATATACAGATTTCCCAATATAGTATTCAAAAACACGTCGCATTCCATCTTTCCTATTTAAAGTTGCCGATAATCCAAGAATTACTGGATTATTTAAATTCTTAAATGCTTTGCAAAATACTTGGGCACCTGTATGATGAACCTCGTCAATAATTACAAACCCAATATCATCAAATATACTTGAATCATAATCTCGCATTGCAAGAGATTGAAGAGATGCAATAATGAAATCTTTGCCTTCGACATCTACTTTACTTTGCTTAATTATCCCAACCTTTGCATCAGGTGCGAATAATTTAACAGTTTCTATAAACTGTTGATTTAGGAAATCTTTGTGGCTTATGAAGATTGTCTTCTTTTTTAATTGACATGCAATATATAAACTCATAATAGTTTTGCCAAAACCGCAAGGAACCGAAATAATACCACCCATTTTTAGAGGGTCGCGTGCCGCTTTTAAGAAGTTGTCGATAGGTTCTTGTTGTGTTTCTCTAATATTACCAACAAACTCAATATTTATATCTTTGCCACTTGTTAATTTACATAATGTAGGCAAACCATACTTTTGCAACCCATAATATCTTGGAATATAAATCCGTTTTTCATTCTCACTATATAGATTAAATGAAACTTCCTCGGCATTTGAATTATTATTTTTAGATTTTGATTTAGATTTTCCAATATCAAAGTTTACTTTAGGGGTCATCGTTAAATCCTTTCTAATACTTTCAAGCTTATATTCATCTAATTCAGACTTCAAAATACCATAGCCATTTTTAGACAAGATAGAAGAATACATTAATAGTAATATTAATTATTAAATACATATATATATATGTGTCATTTTTTTATATGGATTATAGTAGTAGTACAAGATTAAAAAATAATTATGATTATTACCTCTTTGAGAGTTTTAGCATTAATTTTATTATCTGTTGTAATAATTATTAAAGAAATACCTTTTAAAAATCTTTTTAAGGATATAATAATCCAATTTTATTTAGCTTAACTTGCATGATACTCTTACTATTTATCGATAATATATTTGGATTTATATTATCAATATGTCTATTGACACTTTATTTTAGAATATATACAAGCGAACTTATTATTAAAAATAGTGTTAATGATAAATCTGATTTATCTGATGTAGTTATTAAGGATAAAACAATAGTTGGTTCAGAAACAGATGTCCATGATAAATGTATTATGAATATGAGTAATGGTCATATTCATAATGAAAAAAAAATACCGAGCGGAGTAAATAATGGCGAAGATGGTCTCGTTCCTTATATTACAGAGGAGAACCTTCTTGCCGCACAATCAAACATTTTTAATCCGAGCGAATATAATAATGAAGTGCGCGGTGTTGAAAAAGGTATATATAATGAAGATGTATATGGTTCACAAGGTTTAGATAATAAAAACATACATATTAGAGGATATGATACACAAAATACATTTTTAGGGTCTCTTTCATATGATTTAATATTATAATAAAAATTAAAAATATAGATTATTATTAAGAGATTATAAAAATGCAAGAATTTTTTGTATCAAATGAGGAGAATGATCAAATTGTACAAAAAATATTTACAATTTTAGGGTATTCAATTCTAACATTAGTAGTTTATGGAACATTAATATGGGCTTATTATCTAACCGAAAAAAATCAACATTTATTTATAGCAATATTTTCGCTGTTTGTACTCTTTTATTCTATAATTGTTATATCAATTGTAGTAATTAATAAATCCAATTATGATGCTTTATCATATTTATTATTATTCGGAATAACAATATTTGTTATATTTACATCGGTTTTTGTTTGTGTCTTCTTCATTCTTAAATTTTTAAATATCATTTCATCTGCGTCAACCGCTTTAACTGTACCAACTGTTAAAAGTAATAATTATGTTGCTAATATGGACATCGCAAATATGGATTACCGAAGAAATAGTTAGTTAAAGTAATTAAGTAGTTGAGTAGTTTGTTAAATATAATCAAAAAAGGATAGTATATATATAACTGAAAAGAATGACGCTGATTTTATATATATATCAAAATTATTCAAATTATCTTGTAAATAATCCGGTAGTTTTTCATATACATTATTAATAATACCAGAATGATATATTATTAATGATAATATAACTAATATTAAACTTCTTTTTGCAATATCAACATCTGCATATGCTGATATATTATCATATTTATTTATATAATTCCTTGAATTATAATTTGGTGGCTGATTTATCATAGGTGGTTGTTGTAATAACATTTGTTGTTGCATTTGTAGCATGTTTTGCTGTTGTTGTTGCATTTGTTGTGGCGTCATCTGTTGTGATTTATTTGGTTGCTTTGAGTTCATTAATTCTTCTTGAAATTCATTTAAAACATCTTGCACAATAGGGTCATTAATATCATTATTGTCTATATTTGTTTGTTGTGTTTTTAAAGGTAAGGTGGTTATAGGTGTTGACATTATTATTGTTTTATCTATTGATATATAATATATTCAATATAAATTATATTACGCAAATATATGTAGATTTTGTAAAAAAAAATATAATATAATTAGAACGTCGTATGAAAAGCAAATTTACAATAACTGATTTTTCTCCTCCACCACAGAAGAAAAAAAGAAAATTAACAATGAAAGAATTTGTGCAATTACAAAAAAAGAAAAGGGAAAAAGTAAAAATATTGTATCTTAAAAAAAAGAAAAGAGGATTTATGTTGAATGAACTTTCATCTCAACCAGTAATGCGAAAGAAGATTAAATATAACACATCTCCACCAAAGAATACTCATAATTCTCCACCAAGGAATACTCGTACTTCTCCACCAAAGAATACTCATAATTCTCCACCAAAGAATACTCGTACTTCTCCACCAAAGAATACACATAATTCTCCACCAAGGAATACAAGTACAGCACATCAAATGCAACCCAGACTAACAAATACTAAATTTACAATAGATGATGTCCCTTCTCCTGCTAAACAAGTCAAGCAAACGAATACTAAAGAAGATATTCATTCTCCTCCTAAACAAGTCAAGCGATCAAATACAAAATTTACAATAGATGATATTCCTTCTCCTAAACAATCGAGTAGCTCATCCTCTCATAACAAACACGAACCTATATCACCTACCCCTTGCTGTGCTTGCAAAAGGGTCTTGAAAGAAGGTGATAAGACACCTGATAATTGTGTCTGGTGTCAATTAAAATTTCACCTCCACAAGTGCACCAAGAAGAACGCAACTGAACGCAAAAGAGAAACGCGTAAACAATTGAAACCTTTGATAAAAAATATGAAACGAATAACTATATAATATTAAGTAGATGAAAATATTTTTTCAAAAAAACCAGGAACACTTATAAGATTATCTGGTGTTTTATTAATATCATAGGGTTCTAATGGTTTATCAATAGGATTGCATTTAACAGGATAGGATTTATACTTATAACATGTATTTTCCAAATTAAATATATTACCTTCTATATCTTGAATATCTGGCGCTGAATATAATACACAATTATCTTTGCATATACGTCTAAACAATAAAGCTAATGCAAGGCCAAATAAAGCACTAACTATAATTTGCCCGGTTTCGTCATAAAATAATCTGTCAATTGTTACTCTTAACCCCGTAATAGGTTCCTTTGCAATTCTCTTTTTATTCATTTATATTCTAATCTATAAAAATTTAAAAAATAAATATTATTCGATAATACAAATATTCGATAATAATACTAAATAATTATATTATAGGTTGCGTTATTGATGTTTCTGTGCATTTAACTTCTTCTGCATTATATTTATAGCATTGCTTATTATGATTTGAATATACTATTTTGTTTGCATTATAAGGCGTTGGGTATTTTATAACATTCCTTATAGGTGGTGATGAAATATATACATAAAAAATTCCTAATAAAAATGCTACAAAAAAACTAATCCAGTTTATTTTAAATGTCTTATCTTTGTCCATAATATCTCCTATTTACACAGTTCGAAAAGAAAATTATTAATTCTTCAAAATATCAATATTATGGCTTATAATTAACATCTTTGATGCATCTATTTGTTTTAGGATTTAATACTTTGCCAGGCGGACAATCTTTCTCTTTTTTATCGTCCTTCTTGTCGTCCTTCTTGTCGTCCTTCTTGTCGTCCTTCTTGTCGTCCTTCTTGTCGTCCTTCTTGTCGTCCTTCTTGTCGTCCTTCTTTGTTTTGTCATTTACACATCGTTTTGTTTTAGGATTTAGTACTTTGCCAGGAGGACAATCTTTTTCTTTTTTATCAATTGGTACGTCAACTCTTACCTTTTCTTCGAGGTTAATATGTTCATATGTATATACATCTGGGATATGATTATAATCAGTATTTTTGTAATTTAAGTATTTTTGTAGTGATGCAAGTGTTTTAGTTTCTATAAATATGTTATATAATTCTCTCTTTTTTTCTAAAAAAATAAAATAATTATAATTATTTCTATCTCTTGCAATCTTGTAATTATCTTCGTACTTTAATTTTTTTTGTAAAATTATATTATTTTCGTCTTCCTTGTTTTTGAAATAATCGTTTATTTGCTTCTTTATTTCATTCAGTTTTGAAGCATTAGCATTATTAAATGGGTCTTTTGCGCCCTTTTTATCTGTATCTTTTTCAGATATATTAATATTCAGAAAGCTTTTTTCAATATCTTTTAATATATCCATTTACTAATATTGAGGATAAAAATAAAAATATTAACGCTGATACAAGAAAATATCTTCAAACATACTCCTATAAAATATTTTCAGGCTTTCATCGGGTTTTAATTGTTCCTCGTAAGTACTGCGAGGTATATATTTAACAATAACCTTATCTTTCTTGCATACTGATTTAGTATTATAATATCCTTGAATAATTAGTATAGACCCTATAAATAGTAAAAATATTGCAATTGCTTTCATTTCTTTAATATTAAGAAATAAGAAAAAATAGTAGATTTTGATTATATGGTAATTATTCAATACCAAGTTTTTGAGAACTCCATGCATCAATTTGTTCAATACTCTTTTTAATTTCAGACATCTCAATAACTTCAGGTTCTGCCGAAATTGCTGATGCATTTGCAACGGCATCCTCTACTGCATCTGAAGCAGCTGAAGCATCTGGGACAACCGACGTATCCTGGACAGGGAGTTCACTGGATATTTGTTCGGAACCATCAGCCACTTTGGGTTCGTCAACAATTGTTATATCATTACCCGGTTCTGGTTTATTATTTGCAAAAAGCGCGTTTTTACGACCCTCGAATAGAACATCCTTGTCATTCATATTTTTCTTGTACTCTTTCATAAGGGTATTTAATTGTGTTTCGGCATATTCTTGATTTTCTAAACATTCTGGGTTAGGAGACCAAGGACACCAACAACCTACCTGTGCAATATAAATATTGAATTTACTATCAATCTTTTTAATAAACTCGCAACGGTTCTTTGCTTCTTCCATTGTATCAAATACACCTCGTACTTTAATACCGCGGATAGATGTAATAAAATTATTATCACGATGATATGATGTTTCAAGGTCATGGTTGTTTATTGATTTATAAAAAGCATATTGTTCGCTCATATCTTTTGGATTAAAGATATACGAATTATTCTCTTTAATAGAATCAATAAAATCTTTTGAATCACCATATTTTGATGAAATACCATCAAGTAGAGCATTCATATCATCACTAAACTTTGTGATGAACTTGCTGAACATATATGCCTCCTTATTAACCAAAACATCTTCGGGACTTAAAAAAGACAATAGAGCAAAGTTTTGTGATCTAATCGGTTTATCTTCATCAAGATAATCAACCTCTTTAACACTTGTTAACTCTGTTTTTTGTGCTACTGCTTCTGCTACTGCTGACATTCTAATATCTTTTCTAATAATATAATATATTATAAATCTTATATATTTTTTAATCAAATAATATAATTATATTAGCGTATTTAGAAAGACTACTATATTGCTAAAATATTTTGTATTATTATAATAGTATAATAGATATTAATAGTATAATGGAATATTCTGTTGATTTTTGGGATGTTCTAATAAGACTTCTTAAATATTCTTTTGAAGGTCTAATTGTCGCATTTGTTGCACTTATATTACCTAATAATAAATTAGATTGGAGTGAAATATTGATGCTTGCATTAACCGCTGCTTGCACATTCTCTGTTCTTGATTTACTATCACCGACAGTTTCATCAGGAGCAAGACAAGGTGTTGGTTTAGGTGCTGGTTTTAGAATGGTTGGATTTCCTAATGGATTTTAATAAATTAAATTACAAGGAAGGTATTATTTCATAATTAAGTTCACCACATATTTTTTTCCATATCTGATCTTGAACGTATAGTTTTTCTCTACTTTTTAATAATGGGAAATATTTAAGATATTCATTTAAACCTAATATTTGAAAAAATTTATACAAGACATAACTATATGATAAAAAGTTTTTCCTATCTTTCGGACAATGTTTTAAAAACGGCGCTTGAATATTTCTAAACATATTGCATAATTTATCTTCAAGTTCTTGACTAAATTGTGGTGTAGGTATGCCATTAATTCTATTAATAATATAATTTATATGCTCATAATATTTATTTATTCGGAGACGTTTAAGAATATCCCTCATTTTATTATATGTTATGGTTTTTGTATCCACAATCTTTTCTTTTTTTATTTCCGTCAAAATCTTTTCAAATATTTCATCTGGAATATCTGTACTTTCTTTACCTTGAACTTGATTACACCATTCTCTAAAATGATTAATTCTTTTGTAACTAAAATGAGAAGTATCCTTTGTATTTTGTTTTAATATAGGTCTATTTTGTTCTACAAGAAGTAATTCTTGGTACCCGCAAATATTACAAATAATTATTGCATCATGCTGTAAACACGTCATTTGATTTTTGCAATTCTTACATATCTCTATATCTTCATCTTCAACATTTCTAACATATTTTTTATTTATTATAGACATGTATTTATCAACCAGGGAACTTTTATCAATAACATTATCCTTATTATTAGTAGTATCATATGTATTGGTATTAGTATTAGAATAGGTTTCGTATGTATTAGAATTAGAAGTAATATTAGAATTAGTTTCGTATGTATTAGTATTAGTAGTATTATTAGTATTAGTATTAGTATTAGTAGTATTGGTATTTTCTATATTTAAATTATTAAGTGCATCTAATACATTTATTGTTGTTGCAGAAACGGATGAACGTTTTTTCTTCGAATCATTTTTATATATTTTTGGTTGTCTGCTTAATAATTCGCTTGAAGAAATACATACACCATTTGATATAGAGGTATGTGTATTACTTATATTTGATTGCTTTTCAACAGTATCGTAATATTGAAATAATATATAACTTGTATTTTTATAATATTCTACCTCATTATATGTTTCTAACTCTTTAATATTATTCTTAAGCTCAATAATTTTCTCTCGTATACTAATATTGCTACTCCATAGATTATTTATATACTCCTTGTCTTGCACATTTTTTAATATCTCAATATTTTCCATAATAAGGTTAGATTGTACTTCAAATTCACCCAATAATATTTTGTAATTTTCCTTGTCCTTGTTTGTTATATCAAACTTCTTTATAATATTGTTATGCATTGCATCTAATGTAAAAACCTCATTGTTGTCAGAAATATATTTTTTTTTTGATGATTTTTCTTTGAACATCTTTATAATAGAATTATTAATATTAATTTTTATATAATAAATATATTAATGCACATTTAATTCATATTTTTTTCTCCTCTAATAGTATAAAGAATATAGCGTAAATGGGTGGTGGTCTTCTTCAATTAGTAGCTTATGGAGCACAGGATGTTTATTTAACTGGTAATCCTCAAATTACCTTC